AACCGCAGCAAGTAAGTTGTGGTCTGCAGCTGGAGGAGCAGCCGGTAGAATATTAGGTATTACATCTACGCCCGAAAAAACTATAAGAGTTGTTAGACATCGTAGAATAAGACCTCAGATGAAATATAACGGTGAAGTGAGAGAAATTACCTCTAGAGAACCGTCTAAAGTACGTAGAGTTTTACGAAAAGTAGACAACTGTGTTTCTAAAGCCGCTTCTGGAATAGTTTCGACTGCAAAAGGTATTTCAATATCAGACGCTACAGGCACGACCTTAGTTAAAGGTGGCCTATACAGTGGAACAGCTTATGCAGGCTATAGAGGTTTAAGATTTGTTAAGAATAAAGTTGTAGAGATGGCCTCAACAGCATGGGGAATCACAAAGCTGGCAATTGGTGTTGCAGCAGTCATAGGAATTGGAGTAATAGTAGGGAAGGTAGGTTTATGAAAAAGATGATTTTCTTAACATTACTTATTGGAATTACAGCATCAGTCTATGGCGTTAGAGATTATCAGAAGGAAGATGTCGAAAAAATTAAAACTTTTATGGCTGCTTTCAAGGAAGAAACTATAACTAATATTGAAAAAGCTCATCTATTCGCAGATAAGATGTATCACAACAAGCGATTTAAAGCAGTAATCTCAAGAAGTCCTAAATTCATAAGGACTCTTATTAAGGAAAATGAAGTTGCAGCAGCTGAAGCAGTAAGATTAGATGATATTATAATTTACATTGATTCATTGACTGAAACTGCACATCCATATCTTAATTAAAATTAGAAATGGGGGGGGCAATTGTGATTGCAACCTTAGGAAGAACGGACGTTATAACTATAAGGAATGATATGAAAAAGATAATGCTACTAATCACAGTGATTGCTGGAGTGACAGCACCAGCATATAGCATCAAAGATGATCAGGAAAAGCTTGATGATATAGAAATCAATCTTTTCTTTGACGCTTACAATGAAGAAGCTCAGAAAAATCACACCAAGATTCATTTATACGCAGACAAGATGTATAGAAACAAACGATTTCAAGAACTTACTTCAAGAGCCAATAAGGCATTTAGACAAATAAGTAGAATTCAGGCACACGGTGCAGAAAAAGCAGTCAAAAAAAATAACATTCAGTTTTATCGAGATGCGATCGCGGCAGCTCCACGAGACACAGTTTTAAGGGAAATGGATGTATAAAGACCTAGAAAACTAAGTCCCATCTAACTAAGAATAGCCACGTGTATATTTACATGTGGCTATTCTTTTTTTTAATATATGTAGTGGCACCCACGATATTTTAATTTTATATTGAAAGGGATTTCATGAAGCTACTTTTTTTCGCATTGGTGTTTTTTTCAGGAACTTGTCTAGGCAACGCTGAACCTCCTAAGTTACCAAAAGATGGAATTTCTATTAAAGATTTAAGAAAAATGAAAAAGAAGTATCCTCTATTAAGATTCTCTATGCTGTATGAAGAAGCACTCAAAAAAAAATATCTAAAAACAATAAAGAGAATAAATAAATACATAGATAAACTTAAGAAAACACTCAACGATACGGAGAAGAAATGAAAAAGCTACTCATTTTCCTACTGCTCTCAGTTTCAGCACCTATATTCTGCATGGAGGATCGCAGACCAGAAGTAGATACATATTTTGCTACACATAAATTTAAGAAGAAACGATACCGCAGGAATGAAATGGTGCGAGTTATTAAATGCGAGAACATCAAAAAGAAATTCGAAGCAGCAATCCGTGAAAGCGAGAAAAAAAGATCCAAAGAAAGATTCTAAAGAAAAGAAAAAGGCGCAGTTAATTAACTGCGCCTTTTTCTGTGAACAAAATATGAATTTATTTATCCTCCCCTAAATCCCTTAACACCACTACTTAAATATTTCCTAACACTTTCAATGCCATGGAATACTTTACCAACAGGCCCTCTTTTACTAGCTGCTTCTGCTTCGGCTTTAATTCGAAGTCGTACTTCCTTGCGTGGTTTACTGAATCTTTCTGTGAGTTTTTTCATTAATGGCGCAGCCCGTGTTTCAACAATCATACCCATATTAGCAGGACGCTCTCCACCATTCATTTCAATTACTTCATTCATAACCTTAAACTTCAACTTAAACATTTCGTTAGTAAGCTTGTTGTTTCTAATAGTCTCAAGTTTCGCTCCACGAGTTTGAGCCAGTGACGGAACGGTTTCCATAAGCCGATCCAATTCACCCTGAGTCATATTGCCACCGTAGTAATCCTTTGCACCCTTAGAATAATCCTGCATTATTTTTTGAAAAACCTGTGAATCCTCTGATAAAAGAAAATCTAAAGGTGCTTTCAGTTTTTTAGATAATTGGGTTGCATTGTATACTAATGGACTTGAAAGATTCCCTTTTTTTATTAATGCTTTTTGCTTCGCAAGAAGCATATTCATTTTAGTTGCACCTTTAGCAGACTTTAGGGTGTCGTCATAATATGCTTTAGTTGCCGCATTAATTTGATTTTGCTTTTGAACAGCAACGCGACCCTTCTGCGTCTCCAACCGTCCCTTCATCGTCTCTAGTCTTCCTTCTTTATAAGCAATATCTGTTGCCATCCTCTTGTCAGAAGCCGTTGGTCTAGGGGTCATTAAAAGTTCTTGAAATGTTTTTTTACCGGCTGGAACTTTACGTAGCGAATCTGCCTTAACCGATAATTTAGGAATATTTCCAAACGACTTTGCAGCAACCGGAATAGGGGGATCTGAGATAACCTTTCCTTCTTTTCCAGATAATGCATTATTTATTGTCGATCTTGCTTCCTCTCTTTTACCCGCTGGAAGTTTGTTAATAGCACTAGATATTTTGGATTCGTCGGCAGTGCTTATAGATGGCTCCTTCATCTCCTTAACCTTTGGTTCCATAGGCGCAGCAGCCTTAACCGCTTGATCTATTTCTGTCTTAAGAGCCTTTTTGTCTTCAGGTGAAAGATTATCAACTTGGGCTTGCATCTGTTCAGCAAGAGCAACTTGATCTGCCTCAGGCATTTCAGGAGCTTCCTGAGGTGCACCCCCTTGAGGTGCTTGTTGCATTTGTGGTCCAAGTAATTGCTGTAGTTGGTCTGCACCCTCAACTGTCTGTAATCCTTCTTCGAGTTGCCCAGTTACTCCTTCTTGGGCTGCACCAAATGCTTGAGAACCAAAGAATTGTTTCATGAACATATTCTGCTGACTTTCAGGCATAGAGGATATTTGCTCAGAGATTTCCGGAGGAAGCCCCATAGCATTCAATCCTTGTGCAACATCTGAAGCCTTACGTTGCTTCTGTTGTTCTTGCATCTGCATCATTTGTTGTTGCTGCTGCTGTTGTTGTTGCTGAAGCATCTTGTTTTGAGTAAGCATCATTAAAGTTTTCTGAAGACTTTTTCCCATTGAAGCGCCTATTCCAGCCGAACCAGAAGGATCAGGAGGCGCAAAATAAACTGCCATTTTAGCTCCTTAGAGTTGAATTCCTTGTAGAATCTTAAGTAACACTGGGTTCATACCTTTCTGCATTCCTCTAGGTTGCCCAGGCATATATCTTCCACTAGGTGCATATTGTTGACGAGGCGCGTAAGCAGGTACTTGACCCATGCCGCCCATACCACCCATGCCGCCGCCGCCGCCCATACCGAACATTCCTCCTATCTTTCCTCCAAGCATTCCCGAAAGACCACCCATAAGTCCTCCCAATAAACCTTGAGATCCAGGAGTCATGACGTTATCAAACTGAGGCTGCAATCCCATCCCCAATGCTTGCATTCCAGATTGATGTCTAAGACCTGCCAGCTGTTCAGATAATTCTAAACCACCTCTTCTTAGCGATTCTTCAAATGCTCCCGAACGTTGACCACCTCCCATTGCTGTAAATCTTTCTGCAATATCAGGAACCGTATCTCTCTCAAAAAGGTGTCTATATCTTTTCTCTAAACCACCAACATCTGTATCTGCCATACCTCTTTGCATAAGCTGGTTAAGAGCAGATTCTTGCTGCGGAGTAAAGCGCTTTACTTGTTCCATCTTTGGCTTACTGCCAGTAAACATTCGTCCTAATGAACTTAAAAATCCCATACTATCTCCTTTCTATTGCTTCAAATATTCCAATACAACATAAGTAGTATCATAAGCAGAATAGTTAGCCGATGTTGTAATTACTACATTAGTCGCAGTCAAAGTTATTCTTATATCACTATTGGCATTAGGAATAGGTGTATACAAAAGACTTGTAGTATTAGAAGCACACCCGTAAATCCTAGTAAAAGAAAATCCAGAAGTTATCTCTATATTATGAGCCACATTTTTCGTACCGCTGTTTGGTAGCACACCAAAATCAATCATTTTCCTAAATGCTTGACGTCTATTTATAGCCTGCGTACTAGATGAGCTTGCGGCAGAACTAGGGGGGAAGACCTGGCCGTTAACAAATTCATTTGTGTCATAGTACGCAGAATCCTTAATATTCAAATTAAGCTGCATTAGATTTAAATTCTGATAGAGCCTAACAAGCAATTCCTTAAACTTCTCACTCTTTACATCAAGATCTTGTAACTCACCCGCATCCCAGACAAATGTCGTCGGTACAAACGCTCCTGTATTTTCTCCCTGTGCCATTACTGCAACCTTTCTGAAGTTTTACGTGCTGAGACAAGTAATCCCTCAAGCTGAAAGTCTGATGATGATATGCTCGGATCTAACATCTGTTCATCATCAAGATAGATCCTAATCTGTACACACTCGCCCTCAGTTTGGAAATATACTGGATGCCATAACCTGTTCTGAGAATCTTCAATTGGATACAATTCACTAAAAGCATAAGTCTGAAGATTATTATTACCGAGTATACTACCTGAAGCCTGTCCGCTATCTATCATTGATAGATTTGTTGCCGACGGGAAATAATCAACCGTTACTTCGCCTGCATCTGTTTTAAGAACCGCAAAATCAATCTTTGCTAAGTAAAAGTTCTTTCCCTTATCTATATAAAAGTTCCACTGCTTTGAAAGTATGTCGATCCTAGAAACTCTTGCCGCCCTACCACCACCTTCGTAAGTACCAGTAAGTACAACATCAAGTAACCTAAGAGTGTCCGAATCAACCACTTCAACGTTATATATCCCTGATCCCGTAAGAGTTACACCCTGAGCATCGATGATCTTAATAAAGGCATTATCATTCAAAGTGTGATTCACGATTGTACAATGAACGTCAGCACCGCTGTACTCCAGGTTACTAATTTGTAGAGCCGCTTCATTTGTTGAAATTGTAGAATCACAAATGAAAACAAAACCTTGTTGGTTTCCAGCTATGATTTGACGATACTTGGTTTGCTTAGTTCCACTATCCCACGCGAAGTTGGCCTCTTCCCAGGTTAACTCAGTTGACTCCCATGACGTTGCAGATTGTTCCTCGAAGTAACCAAAAGCCGTAATAGTATCGTCAGCCGTACCCCACGAATCACCTATATAATTATAGACAAGTACCTTGTCAGGGAACGTCTGTGAATCTTCGTGTGCATTAATAGACGGAAATGCCCAGTACACAACTTCAGAAAAGTAATCTCTAATTCCAGAAACTCTTTGCAATCCATTGGAGCTGTTCCTAATCTCAAACACTTGATCAGAAATCTCTTCATTAATCTTTGCCACATTGGCTCCCGAACAACCATGTATAGCTGTTCTTCCAACAGTAAATACAGCTTTATCAAATGGTACAGGAGACTTAAGCGACTTAGACCCTAACTCGGTATTAATTTTTTGCCACACAAATGGCTGTACCTGGTTACCTGTATATGCAAGCTCCCATGTACTCCTCTCAAAATAAACAATTAAGCGATCTTTTATAAACTCTGCTGATTCTATCTCTTCTTCTGTTGGAGCGTCAATAAAGCCTGCTCCGTCTGATCTCCTTGTTGTTCCTCCAATTGTCCAGGTAAGACTTCCCTCAAGCCAAGCACTAGACACAGCACTTGCGACATTATCAGGAACGTCAGCAGGAAAAGGAGCGCCATTATGAGAAAACCTACACCTATTAACATGTTCAGAATTCGTCCCAGCCGTAACATCTCTCTCAATCGTATTTAATAAGATTAATCTATCTTTAAACGGAATTATAATCTTCGCTGTTTGAACGTATCCGTCTGGTAGATTTGCAGCCACATTGAAAACCGGTCTAAATTCTGCCCAAGTACTATTTCTGTATGAGTACATTGGGTCATCATTAGCACCAGGAGTTCCTACAGTTGCATTAAAGTTAGTTATGAAGAGCGCTGTTTCGTCAAGAGTTCGGCCAGTCCAGTTAGCGGTCCAGAAGAATTGAGAATTATCTCCTTGCAACGCCACAGCTCCATCCCTAGCCCACGAATTACCATTAAATCTATATATGAACTGAGTATCAAAAGCATAAGTTGGATTATCCGCTACCTTGTTTTCCTCAAAATGAGACAAACCCATCACAGGTTGAGCAGGATAAAAGTAAACAGCCGTCAACGCCGTTACACCAGTAAACACAAATGCTCCAGTAGTTGTGTTGTATGTCATTGTTGATGCGCCACCAGTCGAAAGCATTGTTCCAGGTGTTCCCGTTTCAGCAACAGTAAATAACTCTGTACCTATAGAGAACATTTGACCTATTTCAAATACTATTCCTGGCACGGTACCTGATGATGTTCCCCCTCCATCCGAGGTATCTACACTTATTCTAAGCCTAGAATTGGTCTGATCAAGCTGCGAAGATAAAGCTGAACCACCCATCAAAGTAGAACCAAACCGCTTCCTTACAATACCCTTATGAACATAAGCGTTATTTAGACGAGCAAAGGCATCTTCAGGTATCTGCCACGCTTTAACATCTGTTACCAAACCCGTTTTCATTGGCGCGATTAAAAAGCGATCGTACATACTAGACCCCTATGACTGTATAGTAGAACTTCTTGCTAGCATCAGCAGTATTGAAAACAGTGACATTGGTTGTAGTAAAACTTTGATAATAGAGAACTCCAGTCTCACCCGTGCTACCTTCACGTGTAACACTTACATTATAAACTGTAGTGAGCGTCGGAATGCCCGCACCACTTGCAAATGTAGCCACTGCCGTTGTATTTGCATTAACTGTACCGGATCCCCACATAAATATTATCCCAGAAGGAAGTATCGCGTACCCTGTTTCGGCTTTGACTGCAGCCGTAAATTCATAAGTTGAACCAGCACTCTCATGCGAGAAGACTAGTTCGGGATTTCCTGTAAGAGCAGATGTTTGACTATATAATCCTACTTCATCAGCTCCAGTTGTTGGAACGGGAGACTGAACAGGAAACTGCACAAATGAATGCTTACCCTGTTCTACTGCATCAAATGTAACGTGGTTTACGTCTACTAATGTCTTAATACCAGCAAAGTTATTAAGAATGTCGTCTTGAGACTGAGATAGTAAATCGCTTGCTAACGGTATTCCAGAATTATAGGCCATTACCCCCCCTTTCTAATTAAGGTATCGTCCGATACCAAAGTATTTAAGTAAGTAGATATCTTTAGGGTCGTCCGACCCTTTAGAATCGTCCGATTCTTAATCATCGTCTCCTCCTATAATCGCGCAGTACCTTAAAAGATATAAATACTGCTGCGAATACTGTGGCTATTACTAAAATAGATTCAATAGACACTTTTGAAATTTTAGAAAGTATCTGTGTCAACACGGAATCCCGATCCTTGTTCTGTGTAGATCGTTGCTGTTCTTTCACTAGATTGCTGAACAACAAGTCTCTGTAACACCAAGGATCTTTGCCTTAAAAACTCAGGCATAATAGCCTGAACACTTTCAACATCCATCCTATCTTCAAATACTTTTTTAGCTGCTCCATATGCTATATATTGCCACCATTGGGCTATATCTGGAGAATCAGATCCGTTCAGCAACTCAGTTGGCCGCTTGAAAGCATCTATTTCCACTCGGTACGTTTTGTCTGGAACTGGCCTAAAAGTGAACGCATTATCCTCAAACATAACTACCGTTGGCTTCGCAGCAGCGTATCTATAAGACTGAGCTCTTACATCTTCTGATGTCCCTGGAGCAATAGGGAAAGTAAACGTGAAAACTCCTGTAAGATAATTTATTACACCAACACTTACTTCCGAATCAGGCTCTACAAGATCTCCCGTTTGAAGAACTATTCCGGTTACACCGTCTACCTGAGGAACATCACTAATAACAATTCCATTGCCATCATCATCTATCGAACTGAAAGAAACTGTGCGAGACAAGACTGGTATTGTTGCTAATGTTCCTGCAAAAGAAACTGTGGCACCATCACCAGCACCAATTGTTTCTATGGTTTCATTTTGAGGGTACTGCCGAAAGAACGGCTCTCTTGCTTGAGTAAATTCTATTTCCTCTCCAGCGACATATACCGGCTTATCAACGCTAAGATAAACATTTTTAAAATTAAAAAGGGGATCGTTTTCATTTACCGTATTAGTATTATAAATATCAACATTAGGCATAAGAAAGAACACAAGCTTATTGTCAACTGTAAACTCAGGGAAATCATACAGAACAAATGTGTTCACGTAGTCATCAATTTGATCATCTGTTAACTGAGCTGTAGATGGACTACGAGTTAGCCTGCGTATTTTAGTGCGAATAGTTGTCAGCGTAGAGAGTGTTGAATCTGGTGATGCCATGTCTACTCCTATATTTTAATTTTTTTTCAAATACACAGGCCACTAATTAAACTTTTTCTACGGTCACCAAATTAGGATCAACCGATGAAAAATCTTCAGGGTCAATAAACTCTAAACTTTGGAAATGGCACCTGGATTTTCTTTCTCCAACCTTGTAAGCATTCTTGCCGTTTGCATCAACAACATGTGCGTGAACTGGGTACCAGCAATCCTTATTCAGATGCTTGGCTACCCCTAAAGGTATTGTGCATACTTCACCATCTTTAAGCTTATATCTTTGGGGTTGATCGCCCTTGTATTTGGAGTAATAAAACGCAAGATCTCCACCAGGAACTTCATCATAATGAAATATCCCTTTAACCATTTCTTTGTCTTTCTCACGCTGAAATTGCAAGTTCTGTTTTGGCTTCCTGCTTGCTACCGCTGAGGTCTGTTTTTTTTCTTCCATCATATTCCTTATATTTTAGGGGGGGAGGCTTGCACCTCCCCATAGCCAATATTTAAGCTATATCAGTTGCAAATGACTTACCTGCAACCCATTTAATAACGTCTCCGTTAGATCCACCAGCACTACCAAGAGCAACAGCAGGCGTACCACTTGTACCGAAAATCATACCGATGAAAGCGGTATTGAGCACGGCATCATCAAGTGTGTTTGCATATGTTGAATTAGCAGTTTCACCTACAGGAATTACCTGCGCAGGTGTGTAAGGGGAAATAGCAGGAAGAGGGAAATTAAATGCAGTGTAACCAGTCGTATTAACATTAATCGTGAATGTTGCTGCATCTACATTAGTTACAGTAACAAGTTGACCATTCAACTGAGTCATTCCATTTGTTGACGGAATGTTCATTCTTACGGTTTGTCCTGTTGTATATCCGTGATCAACAAGTGTTCTAACAATAGCTGGATTTGCTTGCGAAATTGCGCTTATTACACGCTTTTTCGGATACCACATGTTGTAAACAGTTACGTTTGGAGCAATGATTCTGTATGTACCTGCACCAGCAATAACACCAGGAGCTGTTGCAAGTGTGTTAGCAAGAGCAAAACTAGTATCAGCTGTTACCGAGTCAACAGTAAAGTCCAAACCATCAATGTTGTCATGATCCGTGTTTTGAATACGGACAATAGCACCATTGGCCATTGTTCCAGTATCGGCTGTGCTATAAACAGGTGTGGTTGTATTTGTACCACCCGTTACAACAACTGCCGCTCCAGGAGTTCTGTCTGAGGAGTCTATAAGGCGAACACCATTATAGGTTGCTCCGTTGTAACCAATTGCGCATGTTGAAGTATAAGTAGCCTGAGTTGCAGCGCCGTGATAATCCGTTACTGCATCATTAGCAGCCATCTCACGTTGCCAGTGAAATGTCATACCAGCCCATTGTGTGGAACCAGCAATGTTAGTTAGATTCCAAATATTTACCCAGTCTACATCTGATCTAAGAGCAATGATTTTATCTGTTCCATCAGATGTAAAATCACCCTGTTGAATTATTGTATTATCTGCCATGATCTACTCCTTTCTTAAGCTAGTGTTGTGCGTAAGTTCATGATCCACTCATCATTCAAGATTCGAGGAACTTCAGCAAACTTATATCCAACAGAAGCATTAAGTGCGAGCGGTCCACCGGCAATATGAGGCGGAATGTAAATAAATTGAGCAGTATATTGATCCTGCTCAACACACGCATAAGCTTCCATACCAACACAGAAAATATTGTAGACATCCTCACCGAGATTAGAGCCAGAAGCAGTCTTAGAACCAATGGACGATACCAAGAATCTAAGATTGCCAATTGCACCCCATTCGGATCTGATGGCATTCATTGGTGATGGGTACTGGTTCTTGTTAATAAAACCAGAAACAGCATCAAGCTCTCCGGTAAGATCTGTGTTACATAATGCAAAATATGCATCACGAACAGGAGCTGTACCGAACTTATCCGTACCTTCAATGTTATCCATGATGGTGTAAGCATCAGCACTCAAAAGAGTTCTGACGACAACATCAACATCGGATCTTGTTATTTCGGTTGGGTTATCACCGTTTACACCGCCTACGCAGTTAATAAACGAAGCAGTTGCCGACAACATATCTCTTGTTAATTGATCTTCTGTTTGCCTCAACGAAACGCCAAGTCTTTTTGCAGCTTCATTCAAGACAGGGTCTTGACTCTGCAATGTTACTTGCTCATTCAGTTGAATATAAGTTCCATAAAAAGAGATTTCGGCGTCGATGTTAACAGCTGTGAGATGTTGTGCTGGAGGCGTTACACCAGTGTTTCCGAGAGGAACCATTGCTGTATCCAGCGGATTGTATCTGCGCATCCTAAGAGTTGTTCCACCTTTAGCAGGCATAGTTTTCATAACTGCAGGAATTTTGTGGATCATATTAGGGACCGGTACAGATAGAAGCTTCATAGAGAAACTCTGTTGAACCGGTGCGGGCAGAACACTCGTTGTTGTTATAGCCATAGGTCATCCTAATGATTAAAACGAACATATCATTGCACTAAATAAATAGTGCAAAACAACTACAAGTGAGTTGACGAGTCTCTTACGTCTGGGTTGACGAGGCCCTTACGTCGAGTGCGAGGACGCGACCCCTCTTACGCATATTTAGTATACCCAGTCGTGCAAATTAAAATCAATTTTTTTAGAAAATGGGACGCGCGGTCGGAGAAGATGGACCTAACAACCGCGCGCAACCTCGTGTTGAGGTTTGTCGTAGTAGATTTTTAATGCTTCTTAGAAGCATCCTGCATTTCTTTGTAAAGTTGCCTTTTAAGTTCATCTGTTAAACCATTAGAAAATGCATTAGCCATAGACAGAGGACTATCTCCTTGCTGAGGAGAAACACTGTTCATAGGTCTTGGCTTTGCAGCATTAGCATGTGCATGAGCCCTATCCTTTTCATGATTATCTTCAACAACAATGCCAAGCTCTTTTATTCGTTTATACGCAGCAACTGAGCGCTGGTAATAAGAAGCTGTAGAATTAGCAATAGTCTGAAAACTTTCAGGATCAAGTTCCTTAAGCTTGTCGGCATTAGCATCAGTCATAACCTTTGAGAAATCACTATAATTTTTTCTAAGAAGGGTGGCCTCAGACGCTTCTGTTTGCTTGATCTCGAACTCCTGCTGCTGACGCCTAATCGCATCAAGTTCTTTTCTTAAGTGCTTACCCTCAACAAAATCTTCATCTCCATACTCAGGCTTCTCTTCCTTTTGTGGTTCTGGCTGTACATCTTTACGCTGTAACTCTTCAAGCTTTGCAGCCATCTCAGCTCGCTCACGTTCTGCTTTATCCTTGGCTGCCCTTAAGTTGGCCATGTTAACGTCAGCCGCATTCTTAGCATGAGCTTCGGTTGGCTCCGGTGCAGCTACATCCTGATTCTCTGTAACAGCAACCTCTTTAGTAGGTTCTTCCATATCTCTCCTTATTTATCAATTATATTAGAATCTTTCTTCTCGTTATTGAGCTTCTTTGAAAGCCTTAAAAGAGAACCATCTGCAAACTTCAACACAAAATCAAGCAATCCATATTTGTCAGTATCAACTAACGTAGGATTGTTCTTCATATAATTAACCACATCGTCACATGGAACAACCCAAAGAAATTCTAATTTGGCGTCTGCTCTATGGTATTTATATACAGATTGATCATAATCTGGTGTTGGACATGACTGGCGTGCGAAAAAGTAACCCCTTAAAACATTCTGCATCAGACGTTCTTTTTTAGTAAGACATATTACGTAAAAATCGTCCTCAAATTTCCCCAAGTGAGACTGTACACATTCATGTATATTCTTTTCATAATCTTTGAGTTGTTCGCGCATCTGATCAATGGCACTATGTGTCCCAGGATCTTTTTTAGATAATTCTAATGAATGCGCACCAACAGTTTTTTTGTTTTTATCTTCGACTATGTTAATTGCCATCTATCCCCTACTTAATCTACTTCTTTCCTTCCATCCTTTTGGCAAGCCTTTTTTGACGAGCCACTATCATTTTTTTCTCAAAAAACCTCAGTAACAACCGAAATATCCTGACAAACATTGCAAGAATCCTTTCTTTCTTCCCCGGACGTGCCTCAGCGCCTGGTTCTGTTGAATTAAGATTCTCCTTTTTTTCATCTTCCATTACAATAGCCCCTCTTTACCAGCGATGTCCCGCTTCTTGGAAATGGTTGATTTTTTCGCCTTCGAGCCTTTCTTGATAGAGTTTTTCGGCATCTTTATTCTCCCCTTTAGGAACAAACCTTCTTTGATTACCAAACGAATCTGTTAGTCCACCAGGTGGAGGCCCTAAAATGTTAAGAGCTATTCTCTTGGCCTTTCCATCTGGCCTTATATTTACTGGCATAAACTATCCTTCAAAGCTTAAAGACAATTGTTTATTTTCATCTTCTATCCTGAACTTCTTATCTAAATCTGCAACTGAGTAATTAAGTTTAAACCTAGTTTCAGTTAACTTGTCCATATCAAGCATCTTTTTCCATAAATCCGGATAATATTTCCTGATTGACCGTAGATTTCTTAACGACGCAAGAGGACAGCAGTAACACGAAACCCTGCTCATGTGATTATACATACCATTCCAGTCAAATCCCTTGTCAAAGCAATACTGAAGAGCATCTTTTTCAGTGAATCCAAAATCTATTAACGGATAGCGAATATCACGCTTAGGATCTTTATTAACCCTCTCAGGCTCATCCAAAGCTATACCATGATATTCTATAATTTCTGTGCTGAACGAACGTACGAACTTCTTGATAGTATTTCTTTTTAACGAAGTGCACCATCTAATCAGCGGGGTAGGCCACCCATATCCGCACTTACCTTTGTTCTTACCCTTAACTTTTACGTGCCTATAAAACCAATAATCAAAGTCTATATTAACCGTCTCTATCTTTAGACCATACGGCTTTATATATTCACTAACTTTTTCAAAGTGTTTATACAGATCAGGATATTCTTTAGTGGTATCAGCAAAAACGATCCTATCAATAGGCATCTTGTTTTCTATCATCAATAACAACATTGCAGTTGAATCTTTACCACCACTAAAACTTACAACATGGATAGCCATAATCTCTTCCGAGTAGTTTTAGGAGCACACCATTCCGCGCACTCCCAAAACATGAGTAGTAATGAAGCCCTTAATACTTTGTTGGAGACAAGTCGCTCTTGGTATCGCTAGAATCAGCAGACATTTGTTTGTCGATCCCAGTTAAACCATCATTCAGGTTTTCAGGGAGATAACCGCCACCCATAGGGTAGGATTTCATGATTACATTTTGCGGAAGCAATGCTAGTCCTACTGGTCCTGCTATCATTCCACCTTCTTGTGCTGATTTCATTTTGTCATAGTATCGTTTTTTTGGCATTGTATGCCCTTTCTTGGAAACTGATGCCATCTTACCCTGATAAAGTAACGACTATCACAATTTTAATCAGGATAAAAAAGCATCAAGGTAAAAAACCTCAACGAGGTGCCACCTCTAACCTTGGATGTTAGAACCAGTTGAAACCTCTGCCCGTTGCATCGCGTTTGCAACAGACCCTAATTTTCCGCTGCCTTCACTACCTTCAGTAGTTTCAGCAAGTAGCCTCGAAAGAGATATTAGTTTCTCTAACTGAGCTATGTCAATACCTTCTATTTCTTTAACCGCTTTAACTATA